ATATTAGTAGTAATAATATCACTACTACAAGCCTAGCAGATGCTAAAATACGCATAGACGGTGGCGAGAATGGTAGTATGCGAGTGGACGTTCCTCTAATTGTAAACGGCAGAGACGTCATGAAAGAACTTGACGAAATGCGTGATGCTATGCTATTATTAAAGCGAGACGTAGACATGGAAGCTAAGTATCCTCGTCTAAAAGAAATTAAAGATGAGTACGAACGTGCTCTTGAAAAGTATACTACATTTGACGCACTGAAGGAATCAAAATGAACTGGCTTAAAAGAAAAGTAATCAAATGGGTCCGCGAGGATTGGGAAAATGAACGCAAAGGAAATCTTGTAGAAGGAGTTGGTGTTAAAGAGCATAGTGTAGATGCTGATCCTGTGCTTACCTTCCGTATCTATAGTGCTACCAACGGTCAAATCATCGAGTTTAGACGTTGGGATCAAAAAGCAGATCGTAATCACAACAGCACCTACATTGTTGATAAAAACAAAGACCTGGGCGAATTTGTCAACAAGTGTTTGAGTTTGGAGATGTTGAAATAATGTTACATACTATTGAAGATCTGATAGAACGTTTAGAAGTTATGAAAAATAAAGCAATCGAACTCCACCGTGTTCGTAATCAGTACAGTGAATTAAGTGGCAAAAAATATGATCAAGTTCAAGCACAGGCGTTACTAGATGATATTCAAAGTATGGCAAAACTTATTGCAGAGGATCGCCAAGGTAAAGAAATACTAACTAGAATGGAATACAAAAAATGAAAAAGCATTACTACACTTATGACGATGTTCATACAGCAGCAACAAATATTGTACTTAAAATGTACAAAGATAACTGGCGTCCTGATTACGTTGTAGGTATTACCCGAGGTGGACTACCTCTGGCATTGCGTATTAGTAACTTGCTAAATTGTCGTATGGAAACCCTCAAAGTCAAACTACGTGATGGAAAACCGGGTGAAGAGTGCGAAAGCAACTGTTGGATGGCAGAAGATGCATTTGGCTATGTTTACGTAGAAGATAGAGACAAAGGGTTCGGCGAAGTAAAGAGTGATACCACTAACAAAAAGAACATTCTGGTTGTAGATGACATCAACGATACAGGTGCTACATTTAACTGGATCAAGCAAGACTGGCAAAGCAGTTGCTTACCTAATAATCCTGTTTGGGATACTGTGTGGGGTCAAAACGTTCGCTTCGCTACTATGACAGAAAATTTCAGCAGCAAGTTTCCTGATGTAAACTATTGGTGGCACGAAGTTAACAAAGCAGAAGAAAACACTTGGCTGGTATATCCTTGGGAGTACGAACAATGAGCTGCGGATGCGGAAGATCGCCAACAGGACGTTGTGTCGGTTGGCATAGCTTGACAGAAGATGAATATCGTGTTAAACTAAAAGAATACGAAGAAAAACAAGCATTAAAGGAGAAAAAAGATGCGTGAACAATTAATTAAAGCAGCACGGATGCACGCCGAAGGCGAACTAGAACGTGCAAAAACTAACGTAATGGTTTATATGAACAATACCACAGGTATCGGCGAGCATCCTGATATTGTAGAAGCTATTCAAGGCGAACTAGATAAAATGGCAACAGCGACAGATCGCATCGAAATGTTAAAGCATTTTGAATAAAATCGCAGTTAACCTCTTGACAATTAATCTAAATAATGTTACTATAAACAATGACATCCTCGTCTATAACTCGGAGATATAAATGACAGAAGAAGTAAAAGTTAGTCAAGTTGTACGTGAAAGACTACAAAAAAATAACGTACGATTTTTTGCTAATGATAATATTAGTGAACATATCAGTGAGTGGGAACTACAAGAAATTCAAAATGAACTTACTTACAAATTTCAAGATGTGCTAGAAACACTTATTATCGATACAGACAACGATCCTAATAGCAACGAGACTGCAAAACGTCTTGCTAAAATGTACATCCACGAACTAATGCGTGGACGTTATTATAAAATGCCAAATGCTACAAGTTTTCCTAATCACACAGACGATGCATACGATGGTATGTTGGTTGTGCGTAGTGAACTAAAAAGTGTTTGTTCGCATCATCACCAACCAGTTACAGGTGTAGCGTATATTGGCATTCTTGCTGCTGATAAACTTATTGGACTCAGCAAGTATACACGTATTGCTCAATGGTGTGCTAGACGTGGCACACTTCAAGAAGAACTGTGTATGGACATTGCTAAAGAAATTATGGCAGTAACAGGTGCTAAAGATTGCGGTGTTTATATTCAAGCAACACACGGTTGCTGTGAGAATCGTGGTATTATGGCACATAGTTCACTTACACAAACAAGTGTACTAAAAGGTGCATTTAAAACAGATCCTGGTACAAAGAAAGAGTTCTTTGACAACATTAAATTACAACAGGAGTTTGCGCCGCGATGAAGCTACGTTATAGTGAAGCATTTTATAGTGTGCAAGGCGAAGGCAAGTTTGTAGGAGTACCCAGTGTATTCCTACGCACCTTCGGTTGTAACTTCCGTTGTATGAACTTTGGAGTTGACAAAAGTGTAGGCAATCGCTGGGAGCAACACGCAAAAGGCGAACGTTACAATGCAGAAGTAAAAGGTCTGCTTGATGCGGGTGTACACGAAACAACAGAAAAGTTTACAGACTTGCCTATTGTACACACAGGTTGCGATACCTATGCAAGTATCTATCCAGAATTTAAGCATTTTAATATGCTCAAAGAAGTAGACGAGGTTGTAGAACACTTGCTGAGTTTGTTACCAGAAGGCAAATGGACTATGGATAATGGACAGGATGTTCATTTGATTTTAACTGGTGGAGAACCGTTGTTAGCGTGGCAACGGCTTTACGTAGAGCTGTTCGAACATCCACGTATGAAGGATTTAAAAAATGTCACAATTGAAACAAACACTACACAAATGCTACACTCAGAATTCTTTGATTATCTCACAAACAGCGAAAGAATTAGAGTCACATTTTCGTGTTCGCCAAAGCTATCCGTTTCAGGCGAATCTTGGGATGATGCTATTAAGCCTGATGTTGCTAGTCAGTATTCCACTGTGGGCGGCAGTGATATTTATTTTAAGTTTGTTGTTGCTGATAGAGACGATGTTGACGAAGTTACTAGAGCTGTTCAGCTTTACAGGGATGCCGGGGTGGAATGTCCAGTATACCTTATGCCGATGGGCGGACGCAGTGAAGAATATTCCCTCAACGTTAAAGAAGTGGCAGAACTCTGTATGGAAAGAGGATGGCGATTTACACCCAGACTCCATATATCCTTATTCGGAAATGCCTGGGGGACTTAAAGACGAAGAACTTGAGTTCATTCGAGGCAAAAAGATCACAGACGAACAATACAAAAAATTAAGGAAACAACTTTGAATCAAAATTATATTTTTACAAGCGAAAGTGTTAGTGATGGTCATCCCGATAAAGTGGCAGATCAGATCAGCGATGCACTAGTTGATGCCGGTTTAGCGGCAGGAGACGAAACTACTCGTGTAGCAGTTGAAACACTTGTAACCACCAACCATGTAACGTTGGCGGGCGAAGTAAAAAACTTTAACGTATCTAAAGATGAAGTTAAAGAAATCGTCCGCAATAAAGTTCGTGAGATTGGTTATGAGCAAGACGGCTTTCATTGGGATAAACTAAACATCTACAACGAAATCCACAGCCAGAGTGCTGACATTGCACTTGGCACAGACGACTTTGGTGCAGGTGATCAGGGTATTATGTTTGGATACGCTTGCAACGACAACGATGCATATCTTCCAGCGCCGATTTATTACAGCCACGAAATACTCAAAGGACTAAAAACTATTCGCGGCAGTGTACTCGGTCCGGATGCTAAATCACAAGTCAGTGTAGAGTACGAAGGCGGCAAAGTCAAACGTATTGATCAAGTTGTTATTAGTACACAACACGCAGAAGGTATGTGTGATCAAGCAAGAGCAAGATCAAGAGCAGCGGCAAAGGAAGTATTAGGAGACTTGATTGATGATGATACTGTATGGCACCTTAATCCTACTGGTAATTTTGTTATTGGTGGTCCAGATGGTGATGCCGGGGTTACTGGGCGAAAAATCATCGTGGATACTTACGGTGGTTTTGCTCCTCATGGTGGCGGCGCCTTTAGTGGAAAAGATCCTACTAAAGTAGACCGTAGTGCTGCGTACATGGCACGTTGGCTTGCTAAGAATGTAGTAGCAGATGAAATGGCAGACTGGTGTAATATTCAGTTGAGTTATGCTATCGGTGTAAAGCAACCGACAAGCGTCTATGTTGAATCAAACGGATACAGCAAGAGTATTGAAAAGTTTATTCGCAACAACATTGACCTATCGCCAAAAGGAATTATTGATAGATTTGACTTATTTAACTTTCACCAGTATAGTAGTAACTGTGTGTACGGACACTTTGGTGACAAAGATGTTCCTTGGGAAAGGATTGGATGGTAATGAAAGATCCAAAAGTAACAGAACTTGTAAAACAATTTGAAAAAGATGTTGCAGCACTTAACAAAACATGGAGAGCTCTACAACAACGCCAGGTTTATGTTAGACTTAACGTAAAAGGCCAAGCTACATACAGCGAGCCTAAATATATCGAAGTTGATCAAATCACACAACATGTAGAATATATGAAAGAAGAACAATGAAAGAATTTTTTAAAAAGATAACAGGCATTGCTGCTAAGGAAGCAGCATTGGCTGCTAGAGAAGCAGAAATGGCAGAAGAAAAAGCCACGTTAGATAAACAAGAGCTGGATCTTCTTCAAAAGAAAGATCCAAAGGCATACGCTACTAAAAAAGGCGAACCCTGGGTTAGTGTGCTGGATGTTCAAGTTAATGAAGAAAATATTCGCAATGGATTTTTTGAATTGGACTGGAATGATCTATTCATCGAACAACTAAGATTAGCAGGCTACGGCGAAGAAGCAGATCCTGAAGAAGAAATTGTAGACAGATGGTTCCGTGACATTGTGTATAACATGTTACAAGAAGAAGGACTTGACACAAACAGAAATGCCGGTTATATTAATGTAACACCAATTGCAAAAGGCAAAAGCGAAGTATCATGAACACTTATATCCTAGTAGACACTGCTAATACTTTCTTTAGAGCTCGTCACGTAGTACGTGGCGATATTGACACGAAAGTAGGCATGGCACTACACATTACACTTAACAGCATTAAGAAAGCATGGCAAGACTTTAATGGCAGTCACGTTGTGTTTTGTTTAGAAGGGCGTAGCTGGCGTAAAGACTTTTACGAGCCTTACAAGCGCAATCGACAAGTTGCACGTGATGCACTTACTCCACGCGAAGCAGAAGAAGACAAAGTGTTTTGGGAAATCTTTGACGAGTTTAAAGACTTTGTAGAAACTAAAACAAATTGTACTGTAATGCAGCATCCTAATCTAGAAGCAGATGATTTGATTGCAGGCTGGGTACAAGCACATCCTAATGACAATCATGTTATTATTAGTACAGATGGCGACTTTGCACAACTTATTGCACCTAATGTACGTCAGTACAATGGTGTTGCAAATATGACTATTACACACACAGGTTACTTTGATGACAAAGGACAACCTGTAATTGACAAGAAAACAAAAGAAGCAAAGCCTGCTCCAGAGCCTGCATATATGCTGTTTGAAAAGTGTATGCGTGGCGATACTAGCGACAATGTTTTTAGTGCATATCCAGGTGTACGTAAAAAAGGTACCAAGAACAAAGTAGGGTTACTTGAAGCATTTGCAGATAAAACTACAAAAGGCTACAATTGGAATAACATGATGCTACAGCGTTGGGTTGATCACGAAGGTGCAGAACATCGTGTACTAGATGATTACAATCGTAATGTTATTTTGTGTGATCTTACAGCACAACCTGAGGACATTAGAGAGATAATTAATAACACAATTGATGCTGTAGAATCTAAAAACATTAGTCAAGTAGGTATGAGACTTATGAAGTTTTGTGCTAAATGGGATCTACAGCGTGTTGCTGATCAAGCAGCAAGTTTTGCTGAACCATTACAAGCGAGGTATAAAGTATGAGTGTAAAAGCTAAGCCAGTATTACAAGATAAATTTTGGATCGTTGAAGAAGAAGGTATGCGAGTTGGTACTCTCTCTAAAAACGATGAAGGATTTGTTGTTACACAAAAAGGTAAAATAGAGTTTTATAAATCAGAAAATCAACTAAAGAAAAAGTTTGGAAAAAACTTCCTAGTTGCTAAAATCAATAACGATAATGAAACCAAGCGAGAAGTACACGGGTATCCTACTCGTAGTACTCCGTATAACAGCATGTACGATATTAAAAATAAACTACCACTGTTTACAAAAAGTGAAAAATCTAAAAGTGTATATTGTGCAGGATATTACTTGATTAAATTCAATGTAAATTGGCTTAAAAGCTATTGTCCTAAACTAATCACTGTTGAAAGAAACGAACACCTCGGTCCGTTTAAAACAGAATTTGAAATGAAAGCTGCGTTAAGTAATGTCAATAGAACCGATTAATACATTACCTATACAACAGTTTATTAAACAAGTACAGAGTGCCGAGGCTAGTAAAGCCAAGGAAGTCCGTATGGACATTAATACTGCCAGAGCATTATCATACACACTTGGTATTGCTATGGCAAGGTTAAATGGTGATTTAGAAAAATATATTTCTACACAAGTAGAAAAAATGTCAGCAGAACAAGTTATTGAAATTTCTATGGATAGCGGAGAATGGAAATAAACTCCCAGTTAACTCAAAAGAGATAAATATATGCGTATATAATAGGAGTTAATATGAGTAGGCCTAAACCAAATGTATTGTTAGAATATACAAATAGCACCACCTACAAGTGCGAACAGGTATTAGATGCAGAAGCTATTTGGGCTGTATTCTACCAAAACAAACCATTTAACTTAAAAAGTTCAAATGCGTTAACAAGTTATCCTGGACCTAAATATAAAAAAACAAGTTTTAGTAATCCCGGACATGCATTTAATCTAGCAAAAAAACTTAATCAAATGTTCAAAACAGAAGAGTTTTCGGTTGTCAAACTAACCGCAGGGGAAACTTTAACAAGCCATAATGCCTAATAAAGTTACATATACAAAACTTTTTCTTAAAGAACAAGGTAAAAGCTATAACGAGGTCTCTGTTAAGGAGTATCTGCCAATTTGGTGGTATAACACTAGAGAAAAAGAAGAAGGCGGATTAAGACTTACTGAAGCAGGGTTTGATGTAATCACCGAAATAGGGTTACAAACCTACGATATACCTTATCCTAAAGATATGCCCATTACTACCCAAATTTTAATTTTTATAGATAAATTCATTGACTGCCCTTACTATCTTACTAATCGCAGTATTACAGTGACCAACGAACGCAAGGCCGTTGAACTAGGACTATTCAGCGGCGATTTAAGAAAATATGGTCTCACAAAAGCAATGAATCGTGCAAAAAGTGGTTGACCTTTGTGGTTTTATGCGTTATAACTAATACATAGACACTGAACAAAAGGAATATACTATGTCTGATGCACGTACTCTTAGCCCGAACAAAGCAAAAAACAGCCTTCGGGTTGCAATGCAAAAGAAACGCCCAATTTTCCTTTGGGGTCCTCCAGGTATTGGTAAATCTGATATTGTAGCACAAATTGCCGATAGCTTCACTAACAGCCATCTTATTGACATTCGCTTGTCGCTCTGGGAACCTACTGACATTAAAGGTATTCCTTACTTTGACAGCAACAGCGGCACAATGGTTTGGGGTGCTCCTAGTGAACTTCCAAACGAAGAAATGGCTGCCAAGTATGACAATATTGTATTGTTCTTGGACGAAATGAACAGTGCGGCTCCAGCTGTGCAAGCTGCTGCATATCAGCTGATTCTCAATCGTCGTGTTGGTACTTACAAGCTGCCAGACAACGTTATGATTGTTGCGGCAGGTAACCGTGAAGCTGACAAAGGTGTTACATATCGTATGCCTGCTCCGCTTGCTAACCGCTTTGTTCACTTGGAACTTGCTGTTAACTTTGACGACTGGTCTAACTGGGCTGTTAATAACAAAATTCACCCAGACGTTGTAGGTTACTTGACTTTTGCTAAACAGGACCTGTACGACTTTGATCCTCGTAGCGCAAGCCGTAGCTTTGCAACTCCGCGTAGCTGGTCGTTTGTTAGCGAACTGATTGCAGACGGCATCGATGACGGTACTACTACTGATCTTGTTGCTGGTGCTGTTGGCGAAGGTCTTGCAGTAAAGTTTATGGCACACCGCAAGGTTGCGTCAAGCATGCCTAACCCAACTGACATCCTTGCTGGTAAAGTTAAAGAGATGAAATCTAAAGAGATTAGTGCTATGTACTCTTTGACTGTTTCGCTCTGCTACGAACTCAAAGAAGCAAGTGATGCAAACGATAAAAAGTTTGATGACAAAGTTAACAACTTCCTGCGCTTTGCAATGGATAACTTTGACACTGAGCTTGTTGTTATGGGTATCAAACTTGCACTTACTCAATACGCTCTTCCGATCGACCCGGATGCAGTTGAGTGCTTTGACGAGTTCCACGATCGCTACGGCAAGTACATCAAGGCTGCACAATCGGCGTAAAATGGTATATAAAGGTGGGCGTTGGAAACATCGCCCACTTTTCCTATAAAATGGTTGACCTATAGTGTAAATAATGTTATATTATTGTATAGGCAATAAAATAAAGAGGTTATAGATGTCTGCTAAGAAAACTCAAAGCAAACTCAAGCACTGGGAACCAGATCCTAACATTACACCCGAACAACTTGAATCGATGCGTGTAGATGTTTTAGATCGTATTATTACTGCTCGCGTAGGTTTGCTGTTGCGTCATCCGTTCTTTGGTAACATGGCAACTCGTCTTAAGATTGAAGCTGCTGACGACTGGCTTATGACTGCCGCTGTAGACGGACGTAAACTGTATTTTAACACTCAGTTCTTTAACGCAATGGACAATAAAGAAGTTGAGTTTGTTATTGCACACGAAATCCTACACATGGTATACGACCACCTCGGTCGTCGTGATGATCGCAATCCTATGCTTTACAACATCGCTGCTGACTACATTGTTAACAACCTGCTTGTTGACGATCGCATCGGTAAAAAGCCTCGTATTGTTGATTGTTTCCAAGACTTTAAATACCGCGGTTGGACTAGTGAAGAAGTCTACGACGAGCTGTTTAAACAAGCTCAGAAGAACGGTGAAGAGTATATGCAACAACTCGGCGAGATGCTAGACGAGCATCTTGACTTGGAAGGTGATGGTGACGAAGAAGGTGAAGGCAAAGGCGAAGGCAAAGGTCGTCCACGTTACAGCAAGGCAGAACTTGATCAGATCAAAGACGAGATCAAAGAAGCTATGATCCAAGCGGCTAGTGCTGCTGGTGCTGGTAACGTTCCTGCTGGTGTGCAACGTCTTATCAAAGAGATGACAGAGTCCAAGATGAACTGGCGTGAACTACTTCGTCAGCAAATCCAAAGCACTATCAAAAGCGATTATACTTTTAGTCGTCCATCACGCAAAGGACAAATGAGCGGTGCTATTTTGCCAGGAATGGCATTCCAAGATACAATCGATTTGTGCATTTGTTTGGACATGTCGGGTAGTATTGGCAACGAGCAGGCGGCTGACTTCCTTGGTGAGATTAAAGGCATTATGGACGAGTATCAAGACTACAAGATCAAACTGTGGTGCTTTGATACTAAGGTTTACAATGAACAAGACTTTAGTGCAGATAGTGGCACAGATCTTACCGAATACGAAATCATGGGAGGTGGTGGCACCGACTTTATGGTAAACTGGACTTATATGAAAGACAACGATATCCAGCCTAAGAAATTCATTATGTTTACAGATGGATATGCTTGGGATAGCTGGGGCGACCCAGATTACTGTGATACAGTGTTTATTATCCATAGTAACCACAATCGTAACTTAGAAGGTCCATTTGGTGTCACTGCCCATTACGAGGAGTCGGCGTGATAATAAAAGAACCAAATCCATTAGACATACTAAATATTAGGAGGGCGAAATTTTGCCCTCCGCATTTTAGTAAAACTGAATTGCCCCGAAGATACAACTTAGAAGGTGCAATTTGCGATTGGATAGAACACAATTTAAGAGGTAGATATTTTTTTGGTCCAAATGTAGGACTAAACAATGATACTAATTCAATTGAATCAAATTATACTGTAGGGTTTGAGAGCGCAAAAGAACTTAGTTTTTTCATGTTAGCGTGTCCATTTCTGAAGTATAACTAGAACATTTTCAAATATATAATATACAAGGAGTAAAAAATGTCTGAACAAACTGCAAATCCAAACGAACTTACAATTACTGATCTTGCACTAGCCCGTGCAGTTATCGAAACCGCAACAGAGCGTGGCACATTTAAAGCCAACGAGATTGCAAACGTAGGTGCGTTATATAATAAACTTGATGCTTTCTTAAAAGAAGTTGAAGCACAAGCAAAAGCAGCCAAAGAAGGTGCAGCACAAGCACAATCGGCTGAAAAGAAAGAAGAGGATACATCTGATGCCTGATTATAAACACGTAGGGCGTGTTGCAACCAATCGTAGAAAGGTTGTAGTGGCATACCGTGTAGTACCTGGTGATCCAGAAAACTGCTTGGTGGTGCAAACTGAAAACTTAAACGCCGAAGAGCATGACACACTAATTAAACTTGTTGAATCTGATGCTGGACAAAATGCATACGAATTTGCAGAAGCAATGGCTCGTACCAATCTTCCAGATGGTCGTATCATGTTAGCAGG